AAGTCGTGGATAGACTAAACACAAATATACACAATGAAATGTACTTAAGAATAGATAATTTATTATTAAGTTTAGTTGGCCAAGCTATGACATTTAATGAAATAATAAAACATCTTAAAGAACAAGATCCCAAGGCCTGTGAGCATGTATTGTCCTAGATTAGATCATTTTGTTAGATTCAATCCCAATGGCACAGTTAGCCGTTGTGGCCATATGGTTGATGCACCACAGTTTGCTACACTTGAAGAAATGGAAGAAAGCCTATGGTTACGTAATGTGAAACTATACATGCACAAAGGCCTTTGGCCTGTATGGTGCGAGAGATGCAAACAAACAGAACAGGAAAGCAATACCAGTATTAGAATAAATGCTATAAACTTTGATAAGTTACAAAAACAACAAGATTATTTGTCAGTTGGTGGAGTATTGGACAACGTATGTAATAGCGCATGCCTGACCTGTAATGAAAATCTCAGTACAATGATAGGCGGATTAAAAAGCAAAACGTATCCTATAGTAGATAATAGCAGTAAGTTTTGGAATTTGCCATTAGATCGTGTAGTCCACTTAGACATCAACGGTGGCGAACCAAGCCATAGTAAAAATTATAAACATATACTGGCAAACTTGCCTAAGTCAATTAAATCAATTAGACTAAACACAAATTGTAGTACAGTATTAGAAGAACTAGAAGATATATCTCTACGTGGAGTACAAGTCACAGTTACAGTTAGCCTAGATGGTATTGGTCCAGTGCATGATCTTGTACGCTGGCCTGTTAAATGGGATAAGTTCTATGCTAATCTACAACGGTATATGGCCATGCCTGTAAAATTAAACACATGGACTACTGTTAGTGCCTTAAATGTAGATGATTTACCTAATATATTAGAGTTTGTTAAAGAGCATAAGTTAGATCATAGTTACGCTTACCTATTAGAACCCAAGGAACTAGCTGTTGAAAATAAAGATACACCAGAATCATTAGCATATATACAAAAACAAAACAAGTTGAGAGGCCTATGAGTTTAAAATATTTTGTAGAATTGCCTTGCGATGACATTGGAATAATTTCCAATGAAATTTATAATTTTCTTCAGACTGAAACAACTGTACTGACTGATGGAAATATTGGATGGAATTTTATTGATCGCCAGCAGCTATTAGATCAAAGTCCCGGTCTATTAAATTTTTTTAGACAATATAAATTAATACCCAGACATGCTGCGGTTACAGTAATTACAGACAATGATCAATTGCCAAAACATATTGATGAATTACCAGTAACAGCAAAAATTAATATGCCTGTGTTAAATACCCAAGGGTGGGCCAATCGTTGGTATAAAGACGATCAGCTGGTGGCTGAATTGTCTGATATGAGTTTACCTATTGTGTTTAATTCACAAGTTATGCACAGTGTAGAAAAAACTACAGCAACAGAAGTTCCACGCATAGTAGCAAGTTTTACGTTCCACAACGAACCTTTGGATTTATTAAAATGAAAATTGCTATAACAGGACACTCAGCGGGCATAGGACATGCATTAGCAAACTTATTCGAAGCCAATGGGCACGAAGTCATTGGCCTTAGCCGTCGCAATGGTTACAATATTCGTAGCATACCTAAAGTAGCTGGTATGATTGAACCCTGTGATGTGTTTATTAACAATGCACAGGCAGGATTCGCACAAACTGAATTGTTATTTGAAGTATGGCGTCGGTGGCAAGGTCAGGGAAAAACCATTGTAAACGTCAGCACGGAAATGACTAAAATGAGTTTAGCACCTAAGCAAGAATGGGACGAATATCTTGTGCAAAAGAAGGCACTAGAATGCGCACAAGAATTATTAACTGAACGTAATAGTTGGCCTAGACAGATACTAATTAAGCCTGGCTCAATAGCTACACAACCAGGACAGGAACCACCAGAATATATAGATGTCAATGAATACGCCCAAGGGATATACAAGTGGATAGCAAAGAATATTTAACTAATAAAAATTTTTGTCCTATACCTTGGACTGGATTTATGTATAACTTTGACGGCACAGTTAAAAATTGTATCCGTAATCCTCAATCAATTGGCAATTTAAAAGATAACAGCCTAACAGAAATACTACACGGTGAAACTAATTGTTTAACCAAACATAATATGTATTATAACAAGCCAGGACCAACCTGCGGTGTTTGTTATGATTTAGAAAAAAATACCAATAGTTTTGACGTTATCAGTGATAGGATATTTTATCTTAAAGAACTTAAAGATGTCAATCTCAATACATATAAAAGCATAGATGCATTTAATCTAAGTACAGTTGACATACGTTGGAATAATACCTGTAACTTTGCCTGTGTGTACTGTACATCAGAATTTAGTAGTCGTTGGGCCACTGAATTGGGCCAAACGTTTGATGAAGTTCCACAGCATCGTTATCGCCAATTAAAGAACTATGTATTTGAACGTGCAGAACAATTGAAACATGTTTATCTAGCTGGTGGTGAACCATTGTTAATGAAAGAAAACTTTGAATTACTAACACTATTAAAAGAAAAGAACCCCAACGTCAATCTACGAGTCAATACAAATTTAAGTAAAGTAGATACACGTATATTTGATTTAATTTGCGAGTTCCCTAATGTCCATTGGATTGTCAGTGTTGAATCTATGGAACATGAATACGAGTATATACGTTGGGGAGGTAGCTGGAAAGACTTTTTGGATAATTTAAAAATTATCAAAAATTTAAATCACAAGATAAGTTTTAATATGTTACATTTCATATTAAATTATAAATCAATATTTGACTGTATTAAGTATTTGAAAAATTTAGGATTTCATAATAACAGTTTTATTGTTGGAGAATTATTAAATCCAGATTACCTAAATATTAGACATTTACCAGACAGTATGTTACAATCAGTAGAGAGAGAATTACAAGACTGGATTAATCAAAAACCAGGATTTTTGCTTGAAAACGGACTTAAAAATGTGTTACAATATATACAAACACCCATTGAAAAGAATATCAGATACTGTTTAGCAGAGATAGCAAAGATGGATCAAAGACGCAACATTAACAGCAGAGCAGTATTTACAGAATTATACAATTTAATAGGGGACAAATAATTATGGCAAAACTATTTGACTTAGCATCATTGGTTCAACTATGGAAATTAGATAGCCATTCTATTTTTAAAGATTTATATACATGTTGTATTTAATTTTCCCTCACGGTGGGTTGGGCCATACCCTAATAGGGTTGATAGACTATTGTACAGTAGAAGGTGGTGCAGACCACTCAAAATTTAAAAATATAGTTGGGAATCAACATCAGATAGAATCGTCTTGCATAAAAAATATTAGTCATCCAAATAAAATTAATACTAAAGAATATATTGAATGGGCTATGCCTAATTTGCTAGTATCTACATCATTTAACATTCGATCCAGGATACTGATTCTTGAGATGGGACATTATAAAGTAGATTTTTGGCCAGCTCCTACCTCTGAGGATATAAGTATATATTCTAAACAAGTGGCCGAAACTATAGGTGAAAAAATCGAATTGGCTGGAGTCGGGATAAAAGATAAATTAACCAGTCCGATAGATTGGTACACTGAGTATGATAAAATTTTTGAGATTGACTGGTATTGGAATAATCGTCTTGCCATTGTACAATATTTAAAACTATGTGGATTAACGCCATTGGCAGACAGAATCGATGAATATGCAGATAATGTGGTTGTAGCCAATCAATCTTTTGTTAACAAAGTTGACAGGTATTATCAGTTAGTTGATCAGATTATTGCTGGAAAAGACGAACCAATTACTTTAACTTTTTACGAAAGCAGTTTAATTTATGCGATGCTGTTAATGCATTATAATAAATCACATACAGATTGTCGATTATTGTCAAGCATGCCTACAAATACTCAAGATTTTTACAACATTTTTAACTAATAAAAAAGGAAATAATCATGGCAAAACCATTTGATATATCAAAATTCCGTAAGTCAATTACCAAGTCAATTGACGGACTTAGCACAGGATTTAATGATCCAACAGATTGGATTTCAACAGGCAATTACACACTTAACTACTTGATCAGTGGAGACTTCCACCGCGGTGTTCCCTTAGGTAAAGTAACAGTGTTTGCTGGTGAATCAGGTGCAGGTAAAAGTTTTATCTGTAGTGGTAATTTAATCCGTAATGCACAGAAAGATGGCATCTATGTTATCTTAGTTGATACAGAAAATGCTCTAGATGAAAAATGGTTACATGATCTAGGAGTTGATACCAGCGAAGAAAAACTACTCAAACTTAACCTAGCTATGATTGATGATGTAGCCAAAACTATCCATGAATTCATGAAAGAGTATAAAACATTACCAAAAGAAGAATGCCCAAAAGTTCTTTTTGTCATTGACAGTTTAGGTATGTTGTTAACTCCGACTGATATTAATCAATTTGAAGCAGGCGATTTAAAAGGTGATATGGGCCGTAAGCCTAAAGCACTCACAGCACTTGTGCGTAACTGTGTAAATATGTTTGGTAGTCACAATGTTGGTCTAGTAGCGACCAATCATACTTATGCGTCACAGGATATGTTTGATCCAGATGATAAGATTTCAGGTGGCCAAGGCTTTATCTATGCGAGTTCAATAGTGGTTGCTATGCGTAAATTGAAACTTAAAGAAGATGAAGATGGTAATAAAGTAAGTGAAGTCAAAGGTATCCGTGCTGCATGTAAGATCATGAAGACCAGATATGCTAAACCATTTGAATCAGTACAGATCAAGATTCCATATGAAACAGGTATGAACCCATACAGTGGTTTAACTGACATGATGGAAGGCAAAGGTTTACTAAGTAAAGATGGTAATCGTCTTGCTTATAAATCAGCTGATGGTAAAGAAATCAAACAGTTCCGTAAAGCATGGGAATCAAATGAAGAAGGTTGTTTAGACATTGTTATGAAAGATATTTCAGCTAATGCTAAACTATTAGATGGTGGACCAGCGCCAGAAGCACCAGCGTTAACAGATGAGGAGACAGCAGAATGAGTATTGAACTAGATGCATTAGGTGAAGTTTGGCTTACTTGTAAAGAGTATATCGCTCCTAAGGATCGCCAAGCGGCAGCAGATCATGTGTTGGCTATTGTAGCAGATCACAATATTGTTGAACGTGACCTTAAAGCATTTGCAGGTACAGACAGCTATCTTAAACGTAGCCTACAAGAATACCTAGGCGAAGATGAAGTTGAAGATGAGGATGATGACTATTAATGTGGTATAGCCGCGTAGTAGCTAGTTTAGGTGCGATACCCGATTTCATAGCACACTATGAACGGGAATTAGATGAAGCACGAACAGAAGTGGGGGTCTATGGTAACATAGAAAAGAATCTTGCTGGCCTGCCCGGGATTACAGAACGACGCTTCAATCAGCTACAAGAGATTGAAGCAGTTCTTAATTACCTCAACATTCAGTTAAGAAAAATACGCAAGAAACACTTCCAAAAGTATCTAGAAGGATACGCTCGTGCTTTGACTAGTCGTGATGCAGAAAAGTATGTTGATGGTGAAGACGAAGTCATTGACTTTGAAACTATCATCAATGAAGTAGCACTGCTACGCAACAAATGGCTGGGTATCATGAAAGGCCTAGAAAGCAAGAACTTCATGTTAGGACATGTCACACGCTTGCGCACAGCAGGTATGGAGGATGCATCAATTGGCTAGACACAGTCTAAATATATTAGAGACCATACAACAATATGATACTTTCTTAGAAAGCCTTAGAAACATAGCTGACGTGGGCTGTGGTACAGGTGAAGATGCTGTTTGGTGGGCTACCTTAGAAAATTATGCTGAGCCACCAGAACCCTATAACTTTAATTGTTTTGCAGTAGACAATGATCCTGCTAAACTAGCACAGGTTCCCGCTCTCAAAAATGTCAATAAATTACAAAGAGATTTCAGTGATGAACAGATATTTCCAGTCAGCATTGATCTAATGTGGGCGCATGACAGTCTACAATACAGCACTAATCCATTGCTGACATTACGTCGTTGGAATGAAGCCATGACTGTCAATGGAATGCTGATATTGTCTGTTCCACAACACACAGGTATTGAGCATAATCAACAATACAGCAGAGGCTATAATAGATGTTATTTTCACTATACTCCAGTCATGCTGATTTATATGTTGGCCGTAAATGGATTTGACTGCCGTGATGCGTACCTATTGAAAAAATTCCAAGATCCTTGGATTAACATGGCTGTATACAAAACTGACATCGCTCCAATGGATCCAGCAACAACCAATTGGTACGATTTAATTGATAAAAAACTATTACATCCTAGTATAGTTGATTCAATTAATTCCAGTGGTTATCTTAAACAAGAAGAAATCATCATGCCATGGTTAGATAAAGAATTATACTTTATTGACTACGTTAGCAAAAAGATGGAATGGAACCCAACTGAACCTCCAACAATAACTGGTGTGTTTAATGAAGTGATTAGATCCACAGAAACCACAGTGGTACAGGCTAAACCAACAAGTAAAAGTCAACAGTTACTTAAACCCCTACCACCAACTAGAAAGAGTTACAAACAAGATGATCAATAGCGTGGTAATCTGTACAGGTGGATTTGATCCACTACATTCAGGACATATAGAATATCTCAAAGCTGCTAAAGCCTTGGGCAATATCTTGATAGTTGGTGTTAACAGTGATAGTTGGCTTGAACGCAAAAAAGGCAGAGCATTTATGCCGTTTAAAGAGCGACAAGCTATCATCAGCAACTTGAAATTTGTAGACTATGCTATCGCCTTTGATGACACTGACGACACTGCCTGCGATATCATCGAAGAAACAAAACTAAACTATCCTAACAGCAAGATCATCTTTGCCAATGGCGGCGATAGAACTGCTAAAAATATTCCTGAAATGTCAGTCACAGATGTGGACTTTGTGTTTGGTGTGGGCGGAAAAAATAAGAAGAATAGTTCAAGCTGGATCTTAGAAGATTATAAAGCACCTAAAACAGAACGCCCATGGGGTTATTATCGTGTCCTACATGAAGTATCGGGTACTAAAGTAAAAGAGCTTACTATAGAACCTGGACAAAGCCTAACCATGCAACGACATTGGGACCGTGATGAACACTGGCATGTAGCAGAAGGTAGCTGTACAGTAGATTTTGAAGACGCTACAACAACCAGTCACGTTAAACTTAAACGACATGATCAGTTTACAATCAAAGCTGAATGTTGGCATAAACTATATAATCCCTACGATACCCCTTGTAGAATAGTCGAAATCCAATACGGTATTACCTGCAACGAAGAAGATATAGAACGCAGATAAATACTGTATCATGAACTTTAAAGAACTCCAAGAATCCGCAGGTGGAATGGCCAAGCGTTGGCTAGAATCACAAGTTTCGCCACACTACTGGACTGATGCTGCTGGTAATAGATATACTATGGCTAGCTTGGCGCAGTTTCCTATTAAAAAGCCTAACTTACCTATGGAAGATCTCTTGTTAGAGATTGAAACCATAGTTGAAGACATGGGTTTAAAAATGTCTCAGGTAAAGGTAGTCAACACACAACCAGCTAAACAAGGTGCTGCGATGTTGGTTGTCATGCAGGATCAAAAGAAAAAGCTATACCCATTTATTAAATTCTTCCAAAAGCGTACCATGGACAATATTGGTATGCACTGGACCCCAACAGATTTTGAAGAAAAAACAGGTCTTGCTTGGGAACAGACACGCATGACAGGTACTGGTAAAGACCGCCAAGCAGAAGTTATTAAACGCATTGGACTTAAACCAGTTGATGTAGTAGCTGTTAATACCAACATTAAACCTATACAAGTTCCAGTACAGGTAGATGCCATGCTACGAGAAAGAAATGTAGATGCAACACTGTCAAAAGCCATTGGACAATTAGTTAATAATGCTCTACTAGGTAAAACAACTCCTGTTAAAGGTCTGGCACCATATGAGAG